GAGGGTAATAAAAGATGACCATAACCAATAGTAGAAAAACCCAAGCTATCGGAATAGACAGTATCCCTAAACCCTTCATGTTCTTTAATTCGCTGCTTAATTTCTTCCATATGTTATTCTTCCAATGTCTAAGAACATTTATAAATTTAATCATAAGTATTCCTATTATATCAAAATAAGATAGGAATAGTTATTTTTGTTCTTTTGTTTTGGCTTCTTTAAACTTGCCAATATAATGCTGAATTAATATTTCTTTTTGTTCAGCTTGATTTAGATGTGCATTTTTTTCGTTACTTAAATTGGTAATGATGCCAAATAACTTAACTTGTTCATCTGACATCATATCCTTTTTATATTCTTTACCATCAATAGTAATCATTAATTATCCTATGTATGTATTGCCAGATTGAATAGCTGAATTAACTGCTGTCATGTCTTCATTAGTCCAATAGTCTTTAGCAACCATTAGTTCTAAGTGTTCAACATTTCTTCTTACAGCATCTTCTTTATCTTCAGTAGATTCATCTGCCATCTGCGTTCCATCAATAATACCATTGATTAAATCTACAGAATGACCCATAGCTGTATAATCTTGTGCTATTTCTTCTGCTGTTCTTACTTCGTCTGTCATATTATCTCCTTAATTATATTGTTGCACACGCAACAGGTTTAGTTTTATCAAGTTTTTTATATTCATCAATAACTAATTTAGGCTCAACCATGTTGTTTCTAGGGTCGCTATCGTTGAATTTTGTTTCTTCCCACTCATTTCCCATGTGGAATTGTAGGTTTTTATTATGTTCGTAACCAAATTGTGTCCATCTTGTTGAACCCCAAATGACTACTCCATGTTTATTTGCTGACGGTGAGAAGTGTTGTAAGCAACTATCAATAGCAACGAACCCTTCTGCGTCTTTCAGCATTTCATGTAATTGTGTCCAATGTAAATCACATCTAATAGTACCTTGATAGTGTGGCTCATTAGGTAAAACACAGTTGATAATAGTAGTATCAGGATATTCTTCTAACAACATATTAACTACTTGTTGAGCAAGATAAGGTTGATAGTTTCTATTTGGATTAATATTTGTGTATTGATTACTAGCATTAAAACCCATTTGAGGTTGACCACCAGAGAATTGAATCATGATGTATTTACCAATCTCATTCTTAGTTAGCCACTCTTTAACACTATCTTTATGATGCTCTGTATAAAGTTTAGGTGTCATTGACTTATCATATTCAACACCATGTAAATCACAGTAGCTTTCAATAATATGTTGTTTGCCAAATTGAAAATTAGATTTGTATGGCTCACAGTAAAAGATGTTATCTGATGCCATTATCCTTGCGTCTTGCAAAGGAAGTGTTTGTTCTAAAACTAATTTAACATCTGGATTACTTGCAAAGCAACCAATGTAAGGTGTGTATATTTGAACTTCTGATTTTTCTTTTAGTTTAGGAATTAATGCACTAAATGCAGTACATTTACCAACTCCTCCCTCTACAACATATGTATTTAACATTAATTATTTTCTAAAGTTTCTATTCTTGCTTTAAGTTCTTTGATTGCATTGACTAATACAGGAACTAAATGCTCACCTTTGTATTTTAGTTTTTCTGGTTGTTCGTTATCAATGATGACATTATTATCACCCTCAAGTTCTAATATATCTTGTGCTAAAAATCCATAATGCTTAGTACCATGAGGTGTATCATCTTCTCTTGATTTTTTAAATTTAAAACTAACTGGTTTTAATTTATCTACAAAAGCTAAACCATGAGGTACATTTTCAATTTCTGTTTTATCTCTTTGGTCAGAAGTTACTGTCCAAGCAACTTGTATATAAGCATTAGTAATATCATCTGTTCCTATAACTACTCTATTACTTTCAGTAGTTATTCCAAAAGGTGAAAATCCACCTCTACCAGCATCTCTACCTATAACTACATTTCCATTACCTGTAGATATATTATATCCAGCAGCATTACCAAATGCTGTATTTGAACTACCTGTTGTAGTACAAATTAAAGACCCTTGACCAGCAGCTGTATTTAATGCACCTGTTGTATTATATGCTAAAATACAACATCCTACTGCTACATTACCATTACCTGTTGTAATTCTTCTACCAGCTTGCCATCCTACTACTGTATTACCAGTACCTGTTGTGTTAACTAATAAAGCAGCTGTACCTACTGCTACGTTGTTAGATGCTGTGTTACATTTTAAAGCTTCATCTCCAACAGCTGTATTATTAGAAGCTGTTGTGTTAAGTGATAAAGCTGCTCTACCAACTGCTACGTTTTGAGTACCTGTTGTGTTAGCACCTAAAGCAGTATCACCTATTGCTGTGTTATTTGCTCCTGTTGAATTTGCATACATTGTAGCATAACCCAATGTAGTATTACTTGCACCTGTAGTATTACATCTAAGTGAGTTTCTACCTACTGCTGTGTTAAAACTAGCTGTTGTGTTAGAACATAAAGCACACACACCAACTGCTACATTATCAGCTCCTGTCGTATTAACTTTTAAAGAAAAATGACCTACTGCTGTGTTGTTATCTGCTGTTGTATTTTCTGATAAAGCAGAAGAACCTAATCCTGTGTTTTTTGAACCTGTTGTGTTAGCTGTTAATGAGGCTCTACCTAAAGAAACATTGAAATCTCCATCTGTATTTGCATCTAATGCTATAGAACCAATAGCAGTGTTATAGTTTCCTGTCGTATTAACTTTTAAAGCACTTGTACCTATTGCTGTGTTTTCTGTACCTGTCGTATTAGAATAAAGTGAACAGAAACCTACTGCTACATTACTACTAGCTGTGGTGTTACTTAATAAAGAAAATCTTCCAACTGCTGTATTACAGCCTCCTGTAGTATTATTAAATAAAGAAGTTTGACCAACTGCTGTATTGTTACAACCTGTAGTATTATTACAAAGTGTTCCTTGACCTATTGCAACACTAGCATCACCAGTAGTATTAGAACAAAGTGAACAAGAACCTACTGCTGTGTTGCTTAAACCTTCTGTATTACTAGTTAAAGCATTTGAACCTATTGCTGTATTGCTAGTACCTATTGTTAAAGAATCTAAAGCTGTATTTCCTAAAGCAACGTTATTTGTACCTACAGGATAGTTACCATCTAGTTTGATTGTGCCACCATCTACACTAACATTACCAGCTACAGTTAATCCATCTGTAGTGATTGTTCCTACATTATCAATGTTTCCTGTGCCTGTTATATCGTTTGAATTTAAATCTAAGTTTCCACCTAATTGTGGAGTTGTATCTGCTACAACATCTAAAGCTGAATCTATAAAATTAACTGTGTTTGCTGAAGTGTCTATTGTTGCAAATTGAATATCATCTGCACCATCATGTATGTATAAAGTCCAAGTTGATGAAGTTGTGTCTATCCAGAACTGTCCAGCAAATTGTGTGCTTGGTGCTGATGTTCCTGAATTGTTTGTAGAGATTGCTGAAAGAACATTATTAATATCTGCTCTTGTTGCTGGAAATCCCTGATTTGCTATTGAATAATCGTGCTGTGCCATGATCTGTTTTTATCCTATTTATTAATTAATTCAATCATTTTATTGCTGACTACCAAGTCCTACTGCTTGATAATCAAAAGTTCTATTAACAGTATTACCACCACTATCAAAAAACTCAATATTAAAATTAGATGCACTTTTAGAGTTTAAAGCAAAATAATCTCCTGTATTAAGGTCTTGTGCAATAATTGTTAATGTAGGAGTTTGATAGTATTGATTGTCAAAAGTTATAACTTTTCCAGCAATATCAGTTCCTGAAGATACATTAGAGCCATCTTGAATTACTGTTGGTAATAATAATTTAATAGATAGGTTATTTATCTTAGGAGTTGCTGATGTATCTGTTGAAGTTAAAACTGCTCTAAACTTAACTGCTCTTGCAACATAATCTCCAGCTTTGAAATTCTGGTAATTACCAAAGGTTACATTGTCATCTGATAAAGCTATTTGTAATTGAACATTAGTTGAAATAGCTTCATCTGTACCACCATCAAATAAACCTTGTTTAGAATCAAACAATCCACTTTGAGAATCAAAGTTATCTACATAATCTAAGTGATCTACATTGAATTGATTTAGTAATAATTTAATTTTAAATTTAGCACCAAAGTCAAATCCATCAAAATCATATGTACCAGAACTTGCTACAGAATTATTACCACCATCAAACAATCCAACTGCATCATCTACATTTCCTGTAGCATCATCAAAGTTATCTGATGTATCTAATATTAATGCGTTATCTATAGCTACACAATCTGTTTTAGTTCCTGTAAATGCTGTTTCTTCTGTAATCGTTGTAATAGGTTTAACACCATCTATTACTTGTTCAGATATAACAACAGAACTTGATGTTGCCGATCTGACACCAAATTTATCAACTGCTTTAATAAAGAACTTACCCGAACCTATAAATGGAGTAACAACTGAAGTTGCTGGTCGTGCAATTCTTGGAACGAGTACAGTTGTATTTGCATAAATAGTTTCTGTAGTATCAGAAGTAAATCTTATCTCATAAAAATCTAAATCTAAGTTTGTAACAGCATCAAAGGTATGATGAAGTTTATCTCCTACAACATCTATTGAATAGTTTTGAACAGTATCAGGTGGGTCAAATGCAGTTATGACTTCATGTTGTGTTGATGTAAATACAGATTTTACACCCAAGCTATTAATTGTTCTTGCTCTAATATCATATATGACACCCTCTTTAACAGGATATTTTTCTATAATTTGATTTGAACCTCTACGCATTAATCTATAATCCGTTGCAGTAGATTCTTTGTATTGAACTTCAAATTCATCAGCAAAAGAATCTGTGTTTGATAAATTAACAACTAATTTAGATACAACTGAACCATCAAATAGTTCTATAACTTCATCTGATACTGAATCAATAGAGGGTGCTTGTACTGAATTTGGATTAGGTAAAGTAGTATCAGGAATTGTAGCAATAGGATTTTTTTCATTAAAATCATAAAAGTTATCTTGATGTTCAAACAATTGAACATTAATAGTTAAATCTTCGTTAATCTCTAAACCTAATACTCTAAAAGGTTTAGCATCAAATCCACCACTAGGATATGTGATTGCAACAATATCTCCAATTTCTAATTCTAAAAATTCTGATGTTAAAGTTAATTGTATCTGTAATTGGTTTCTTGATCTTCTAAGGATTATTTCACACAAAGCCTCTGCATTATATTGAGAGGTTACATTTGGAAATTGGAAATTACCCTCTAACAAAGTTCCATTATCATCTGCTAACATTGTTGCGTGTTTAAATTCAGTTGCAACATTAGTATCGTCTGCTGGAGGAAAAGAAACTGTATCATTCTGCCAATTCTTAAATGGATTAACATATGTTCCAATTACTCTATTGTATTTATTATTTTTTCTTTCTCCTAATACTTTAGCACCACCAACTACATGATCTGCTGTTATTGTTTTAACTGCTGTGCCTGTTCCTTCAATTTTAAGTTTATAAACACCATTATTATAAGTAAATAATGAACGCATTGGATTAAGAAGTTTTTTAACATTCTCAATAACTTTTTGGTCAGTATCTATTACTGCATTAGATTCAAATTTAATAATAGCTGGAACAACATCACTTACATAACTTCCATTTGAAAAATTAGAAGATAAATCTGTACTATATGAACCACCACTTACTCTCCAGAAAAAAGATAAATTACTGTTAGTGGGTGCATTACCATAATAAATAATAATAGGATATACAGAACCACTAACTAAAGTTTTACTTCCTTCTGCACCTGCGTTTCCGTGCCAACCTCTATTATTTACAACTAATTTACTATCTCTATTACCTTCAACTTCTTTAAATAAATTATCTACAGTTTGACTAGCATCTCCAATATAAACCACAGAAGAATCATCTGAATCAGTTTTAAAATCAAATGTTGCAGAACTTGGTGCTGTAAAATATCCATAATATCTTCTTGAATGATAAGGACTTGTGCTTACTCCACTAATAGATGTAACTTGACTTGATGATGTTGGAGATTTATTTACAAACCAATTAGGATTATCTGAATAATATCCATTAAATAATTGTTGTTTAAAACCAGCTAAAGATGAAAATACTTCTGTTCTTGGTTGGATAACAGTATCTGAATCAGTTGCAGCAGTTTTAAAAGAAGCAAAATCAGATTCAAAAGCACTATCTGGTAATCCTTTTCCATATCTACTATTTCTTAAATAATCTAATAATACTAGTGCAGAGTTTGGTGTCCATGAAGTTGAATCATCTCTAGGGTCATAAATCTTTTTACCTTTTAATGTTACTCTTACTTGTGGAATAGAACTGAATATATCTTGATTCCATTTAAATCTAAAGGCAACATAACAAACTCCACTTAATTTATGATTAGATGTCCAATTAGTAGAATTAGTTAATATAGAAGATGCAACTTGTGTATCAGTACCATTAAATGCTTGAACTTGTATGTGAGAACTATCTTTATAAAAATTAGCATCTCCACCAGAAACTTCTCTAACTACTCCATGATCTAAATCACCATCAAAGATAACTTGTTTATCATCTATAAATATTTGTTCTATTTCTTCAATCTCTCCCTCACAAACAACACCAGCCATATATAAATACTGATTATCATTTCCTGAAGATTCTAAAAAGACTCTAGTAATTCCTACTTGTCGTCTTCCATATACAATAGGGATTTGTGCATTGTTAGATTGCTTATTAATTAATACACCTTGTTCTTCTTCTGGTGTATCAAAGTCAGGAATATCAGGAACAGGTATAAGCCACCCAATAAAACTTGTTACAACATTAACAATAGTTTCAACAATACCACCCATTAGTGATAACTCCTTTTAAACTTCTGACCTACTCT